GCACGAAGTTCCTGCTCCGTTGCAACGTCACCTGCGATTGCGTCACGCAGTCCAAGGCGGTCGATGTCTTCTTGTGTGAGTAGATATTGTTCCATCTCCGCCTCCTACTTAAACATTCCAAAGCCGCCGGCTTGGCCAAATGAACCAAGGCCCATAAGCAACCTACCTGCACTTCCCATCGGATCATACGTCGTGCCCGTCGTAGTCCCGATGCCCGCTGGGAACGCCGCCGACCCGCCGGTCAACGCTGAGAACTGTGTCAGCGGGAACTGCTGCTCCATTAGATACTGCTGATACGCGGCGTCTAGCCCCTGCTGACCGATCAGGCGTTCCGCCTCTCCTGCGCCCATCTGAGCGCCTAGTCCTGCAAGCTGCGTCTGGAACTGCTGCGCGCCCAGTCCGGCTAACTGGCCAGCAGCTCCGAGCCTCTGCGCTGCCTCCGCCTGCTGACGTGCAACCGCCTGCTGGTAACCCTGCGCCTGTAGTTGGCCAAGTGTCTGGCCCATGCGCGCCTGATATTCGCCCTCACGCTCGCCGCGCAAGACATCCCCACGAGACCCGAACGCTCCCGCCTTTGCGATGGCTGCCTCTTCACCGGTGCGCGCCTTTGCGCGTTCACGCTCCATGAGTGCTAGCGTTGGGTCAATTACGTTGGAAGTGTACTGGCCAGTGTACGCCGCAATGTCTGCCGCGCGCTGCTCTGGCGTCATGCCTGCGATTTCGCTGAAGACGCTTGACGCTTGCCCATACTGCTCTGGCGTGCCTAGCCCCGCATAACCCGCCTGCGCCTGTCGCTGCAACTCTGTCATTCCGGCAACACGATCGCCAGTAAATGGCGTGAACTCCATACCCGAAACGGCTTCCGCCTGCGGCATGATGAACTTTTCCATGTACTCCTTCTGGAGCGGATCCATTTCGGACGTCTGTGTTGTGCTACTCTTACCCACGGCTAAAGCTCCATTTCGTAGTGGCGATACTTCTCAGAGAACCCGTTGTCCTTTGCATACCGCGCAAATCCTATTCTTCCGTCAGCCTCGATGGCCGATAATTCACTTTTCTGCGCTAAATCTTTGAGGACGTTGATGGCTGCGTTCATCCAGATCGTCATGTCAGCGCCCCCCATATACTCGATATATAGCGTGTGTCTCTGAGGGTGCCTCATGACGCATGTCGTAAATGCGGCAATCAACGTGTCCTGCATGTATACAGCCCAAGCAAGGCTGCGGCCTTCTAGTAAATCGCCCACAACGTCCTCCATGGAAGAGTTGCGCTCGTTTTTCCGGATTGACGCCGCAAGAAGTGGCAGCACCTTTACTACGCCCTCTTGCACATCTTCGACGATTGGCTCAATCCGTATCGTTGGCCTTTTAACGAAGTCTACAACATTATCGCCGCTATGTGAACCGTTAGCCATGTAACCTCGTAATTGCAATCGTTGACGCAGGCGCTGCTGGCGCAAATGCCGTCGCAGCCGTCGCATCTAAAAACCCGCTTGTATTATCCACCGCCCACATGGCCTCTAAGTAATCCCCAGCATTTACGTCAAATATCGCAGAACGCGACACAACCAGCACGGCGTTGTTCTGGTGTAATGCGTTCTTCATCGTTGATCCCGTAACGTCGGTGCCGTTAATGCGAGGCCAAAACCAGAAGTTGACTGTGCTGCTAGACGTTGATGCAATTTGCGCCGAAAAGCTAATCATGTACTGACCCGCTTCCTCAAACACAATGCGACTTGCGGGTGTTCCGTTTGTGACACCTTCGGCAATGCTAGAGGTGTACGTTAAAGCGTACGCTGTGTTTGTGGATGCCGCTGTTTGGTCTGTCGTGACTGCGCCAGAATATTGGCCATCCTCAAGCACGATCTGCACAAACTCGCCGTCCTTGGATACGACTGGATACTTGTTCACGTTGTCCCACAAGATGACGCCGTTTTCCGACGGGTTATCTTCATCCGTCTTAAATCCTAACTTGGACAAGTTGCGCTGCAAGTATTGCGTCAACTGGCGCCCCCACTGCTTCCAGTCTGGCCCGAGCGGTGGGAGTATCGGGGAAGGCATTAGCGCTTACCTCCGGCCTTTACGTCGATGCGCATGTTGCCTACACGCCAGTCCGCGAGTTTTGCCCCCTCGACGCGCATACGCATTTGTCGGCCAGAAAACCGGACGGATGTCGGATTGGCAGGCGTGAACGGCCCGTGCGTTGTCTCCGCTGCATTCGGGTAGAAACGTGTCTTGAAGGTAACGTCCACGTCGCCCTGCGTTTTTTCGTCGGGAATGAGCTGCGTCACCTTGCCGATCTGCTCACCAGATCCCAGCGACACTGGCCCCGTCTCAGCAAACACTGCCCCGCTGTCTACGTTAAGCCCAACCTCATGCTCATAGATGTCGCTGTCTGCATCGTGGCCCGCCATGAAGGGATAGCGGAATACGCCGCGCTGTACGCCAGAGGTGCGTGATAAGTTGCCAATCAGCCAGTGGCCTTCCTTATAATCGTAGGCGACATATCGATCGATCTCCGTGCTATCACCGGAACAGTAGAACCACCAGATTTCGCCAAATTGCCCGTTGGCAAACGACCAAACCTTTGACTGCTGGGCTTGGTTAAAGTCGCCGAAGACATAGTCAAAGACGTCGCACTTGATTTCCTGCACAGAGTTACCGTCAAATCGGAAAAACCCGCGCTGGCCCATCCAGAAAACGCCTGCGTCTACGTCTGACGCCGCCTTGCGTGATATGGCGCCGCAGGACGTTGAGACGCGCTCAAAGTTATACACAAACGGCGGGCCAGAGTAGCGCGCAATATGCGCCGACGTGTCCGTCAGAATAAGCGTCTGGCCGCGTGTGCGGATGCCCTGCATAATCTGGCCGCTGTCTGTCAGCTCTATGTCGCCGGCTTGGTTTGTCGATGCAGGCGCCCAGAGCGTATTGTCTTCAAAGTCACACCACTGCACTTTACGCGGGTTCCCGCCTGCGCCGAGTGCAAAGATAAAGCGCTCCTCGGTGACAACGAGGCCAAGGTTATTCGTAGGCGCATTGGCAATCGGCGCCGCGTTTACGCCAGATCCAAGCTGCCACTCTAGTAGGCGCCCGTCGTCGTAATGGCAGGCAATAAGATATTCGCCGTAGTTATCCAGCGACCATGTTGTTGCCTCGGCAGGCACTGATCCTGCAAGCTGCTGGCGCGGCGTGCCGTAGAAGCCGCGACCATAAAATCCGTAGCCGTAGCCAGTCTCAACGGCGGCGTCTTCCCGCCCCGCTGCTAGGTCTGTTGGCGTAATGTCGTCTAGCGTCCCGTCGCCAAGCATGGCCACAAGTGCGTCGTGAGATCCGCCGGCGAGATATGCAGAGCTGTCATTGCTCTCCCATGCGTGCATCCCGCGCACTGGGTTTGTACAGAACGATGTTTTACGCTCCTGCCAACCACCAACTGGACGCAAGCTATTGTCACGCCAGCGCACAAGCGATCCGTCACGCCAGCGACCCGCTTGCTCTAAGTCAGTGCCGTTGCGGTAAAAGCCAGCGGGTATGTCTAGCGGTATTAGTGGCATGTGCGTTTACTCTGGTTTAGTGGGCCACGTTACGTTGGGAAACCCAGATTGATCTGTAATATCGCGGAGGGATTGGCGGTAATCAATTTGCGCTTGCGTCATTGTTAGGTCAGAACTAGCCCACCAATCAGTTGACGACAATAAGTCATTACGCTTTTGCCGCACTTCGGCCTCAGTCATACCTCCATCTAGGAATTCAGATAAATTCGCGTCGTAAATTTTACCAACTACTTCATCACTTGTATCAACTTCAATAAATCCAATCAGTAATTCAGGATTAGGTGTGTAGTTGATTGCCTGTTGAACTTTGTTATTTTCGTCTAGCTTAATCCACATATCAATCTCCTACTGCCACGCTAGCCAATAAACGGTTAAACCGTATGGAGCGGTATGCGTAAAATCACCACTACTATTTGCCGTTGTTGTCCTAATATACTGGGTAGAACTGGCTGTGCTGCCATCTTGCCAATATAAGACGCGCGAGTTAGCAAGTCCTGTTGAAATAGGATTAGTAGTATTTGATGCATTGCCCGCCGCTGTTGTCTCACTAGAACTTAGTGATGTCGATCCTATAGCTGTAACGTGGCCATAAGTGTCTATAGTGATGTCTTGTATTACTGTGCTGCCACTATTATTCACTGATGATTGCGAGGATGTATCAGCGTGATTAATGGTGATCGTTTCATTTGTACCTTGGTTGGTAGTAAAGTTACCACCTGTTGTAAGGCCGTCCCCCGCACTGATCGTAATCGTCGCGTCATTTATCACCCCCACCTGTGACGAAATATAGGTGTTAATATCCGACATGGATACTTGCTTCATTACGCCGCCATCGTTCATCACAATGCTGTCACTGCCCTCAACGGTCGTTGCTGTCGCGGCAGTATCTCCATCAACAATGTTCAATTCTGCCGCTGTGGACGTAACGCCATCCAAGATATTCAACTCTGCCGCAGTTGCCGTAACGTCAGTGCCGTTGATCGTCAGCGTGCTAAGATCAGGCGCAATTGTGCCAGACGTGCCGTTTACGCCATCGACAATCGTATCCAGCGCCGTGTTGATTGTCGTACCCCAAGTATCCTCTGAGCCGCCGACTGTAGGTTTGGTTATGCTAATTGCCATGTTCTATCCTTTTGTTGGCGTGGGGCGACTTTCACCGCCCCTAAACGCTGCTATTCTTCCTCGGGGGCTTCTAGTGAAGCCTTCAACTTATCTAAGAAAGCCTCACGCCCAACTTGTAACTGAATCAAGTTAAACTGTGTGCTTGCGATCTTTTGATCCAAAGAACCAATGTGATTTATGCAAGCCTTAGCTTCGTCTGATAGTTGATCTTCTGTGTACTCTACGTCGTCAATCGTGATGACCTTTTTCTCTTCAGTCATAACTTTCTCCTTTAGTTATCAGGCCCAAGGCATTCCTGATAGACTTGTTGGGTTTGCTAATGCATCCAGCTTTGCTTGGATTGCAGCCTCGGTATCTGCTTGGTTAATCTGACCATGCACCCAGCCTAAGACTGTGGCCTCTGTCAGATCATCATATGCCACATAACCATCAGAAGATGGATCAGGTGTGTGTGATGTTGTGCCGTAGGATGAAGCTGTGTTGTCACCTTCTACGCCTGTGCAACGCCAGTGTGCGACTGTAACGCCTTGGTCAGCGTCATTGTTGTACTCTACGTTTGCGATTGTCCATGTGA